TGCTGGCCGGTGATCTTGCCGTCCTTGATCACCTGGAAGAGGACGTCGGAGATATCGGTCACTTCAGAAGCTTTCAATCCATAGGCATTTAAAACGGTGGTCAAAACGTCGACCGATTCGTACATGCCGGCCAGGGCCGCCCGCGAGAATTTCGCCGACTTGCCGACAAACTCCACTGCTTGTGCCGGGTCGACCGAGGCGCTCAATGCCTGGTATAAACCTTTGGTCAATTCCGTCGCCGATCCAAGTGATCCGGCCATGTCCAGAACGCTATCCCGCATTCCTTCGGTCACAGTGTCGGCATCGTCCATCAGGGTGGTAACGTTGGCGAATTCAGATTCGAAGTTCATCGCCTCGTCGGCCAATCCCTTGACGCCGTTCCGGATTGCCCGCAGGCTGGCCGAATAAGCCGAAAACACCGCCTGGCCGAGGGCCATGCCTTTCCAGAGCTTGGAGAAGGACGATTCGGCCTTCTGGGATTGGCCCGCGACCTCTCCCATGCCTTTGCCGACGACGTCCCTGAAATTTTTAATAACAAGGGATCCCTTGTCATTAACGATAATTTCAAGTTTGACCGTATCGCCCATCCATCACCCCTTTATATAGGTCTCGTAAAACAGCTTTTTCATCTTGCGCAATTCCCATTCCAGATCGCCCGCGCCGATACGCTCCAGGACAATAGCCACTGCGCCCAGGTCGAGGGCGTAGGCGCCCTTGTAGCCGATCCGGACCTGGTCCGCGACGATGAGCCAAATATCCCAGCTGCGCTCATTCTCCGGCAGCAGCTCCGGATCATCCGGAATATCTTTAGCGACCTGTGCGAGCTCGGGCTCATCCGCCAGGACCTTTCTTGCCTCCGGCGTTAGCCGGGCGGGGCTTAAATCCCACCGGAGGTATGCTACAAATTTTCCAGTTCCTTCTTTTTCTGCTCGGTATAGATTTCATCCAGGCGGTCGACCGCGTGGTTCACAAAAAGCGAAAAATCGGGTCGATAATTGTCGAGCACGAACTGGAAATTTTCCTCGGTGAATTCGATCGGGTCGGCCAGTTTGACGCCGGGATCCAGATCGATCGGCCGGCAGATTTCCAGGAGATAGCCGTAAGTCATCCCCGTCCAGCCGGCGATGGCTTCGCGCATGAAAGCTTTGCCGAATCTCAACCAATCCAGATCAGTTGTCTTCCGGTGTTTCTTGTCGAAAGTGGTTTCTTCATTGGCCTTGATCAGCGCCTGGCGGGTCGCCATTTTTACGTCCTTGATCTGGACTTTGAATTTTCCATCCCATTCGAAAAACACGGGCTGCAGGTTTGTGGCCGACTTTGCTTTTATCATTCTTTTTCTCCTTTTTTAAATCGCTTTAAACCCCGCTTAATCCCTTAATCAAAAGTCAGCTTTGCCGCGTCGTTCAGTGCGGCCGTGGCAAAGGCATGAAGCGCGATTTCGTATTTCCGCTTGGTGTCACCCGATTCCGAAGGCGGATCGATCTGGGCGTTCGGCATAGCGATCTCGAACCTTTTCCCGGAGGCCAAACTGTAAGGGCCGCTGGCAGCTTGGAGCTTGATCAGCTTCTGCGTCATGTTATTTGCTTCATGGCGGTAGACGGCGCCATCTGACCGGACATAGCGGCTAATCTTGCAGGCGATGTCGCGCTTGCTGAAAGAAAAGGAGCTGCCATAATCGGTATCGTCCTTTTCATCATTAGATGCTTCCCAGCCATTGTCGAGTTCGAATACGCCCTCGGTGATCAGCACGTCGGTATAAGCGCCGGCGCCGATCTTCTCCTGATATTTGCCGTAGCGGCCGTGCATCAGGTAGCCCGAGGTGGTGATCACCGGAGTCCAGCCCTTGACAACGACCCCGGATGCCTGCTCGCTCTCGAGGCCCGTGGCGGCAATGGTGACGATGTTGGTGGAGACGTCGACGTCGGTGATCAGGTGGCCGGCCGTCACACCGCTGGTGCCGACGATGATTTTCTGCCCGATCTCGTACTTCCTGGCATCCACCACGTGGATGGCCGTGGCATTGAGCGCTTCGAGCTGTGACGTCGCATCGGTCCCGGCGATCAGGCTCTTGAGAAATTCGCCGGAGAAACTTCCCTCGACGATCGCATCCGGGCTATCAGCGGCAATGATGGGCAATGTCCCCTTGCGGACAACCAGGTCGTAGACCAGCATGGTAACGAAATTGTTCTTGACCAGGACGGTAAGATAGACCGGGGCGTCGTCCATCGTGTAGAGATCATACGCGACGCTGGTACTTGTGACGATCGTTTCCTTGCCCCACCAGGACTTAAGGATCGCGGCCGGGACGGGGACCACGCCCAGGGCGCCGGCCGCCCGGATATAGCAGGGAAAGGAAAACTCCCCCGCCTTGTAGAGCCCGGGCACGCGCTCGAGCGGATCCAGGGAGAGTACCTTTTCTTTGCTATCATAAAGGCTGCGGTCCTGGGAAAACTTTCCGTCGCCGGTAACCCGTACGGCATCCGTGGCCGACGGCCATTCCGGCGTCCCCTTGGCGCCTTGAATCTTTGCCCAAATAGCTTGATCTTGTCCGATTCCGATTTCTACCATTATTTCCTCCGTTTATCCTGGGGATCTTCCTTGCTCGAGGAAGCGTTCCCGTCAGGCTGATTTTTTTTCGCTTTGGCTTGTTCCCAGTCAGGATCCTTTGTGGCGATCAGGCCGGAGGCGATGCCGTCCGGCAAAGGGTATTCCTGCCCGGGCTGATAAGGACCTCCGACGCCGAGGATGCTCGCCGGAACTTTTTTCTTGAATTTCATCAATGTCATGTTGCCTCCACCGCTTCGCGGAAATATTCGAGATTGAATATTTTTAAGACAGCAAAGTTTTCTTCGCTGTTATAAAGCTCCTGGGTTTTTAAACTCCCTTTATAAAATGGGGCGAGATACGCTCCACCGAAAATTTCGTCGCGCAACTCGGCCATGATGTCGTCTTTTATATCCAGCACGCCCTTGTCTATGCCGTCGCCGATCACCGACGCTTCCGGCTTGGCGACGCTCTGGTAGATCCCGATGGTCACTTTCAGCAGTTCGTTGCGGGCCCCTTTTTCGTGATCAGATAGATCATCGCCGTTATCCAAAAGACCGATCATCGGATAACCCGGCGCATCCGAAAAGTCATACAGATCCGGAGTGATAAAAACATCTTTGACATACATTAGCTGGGCTTTTAAAAGGGTCTGGATGCTGGTCAATAGAGTTTTCATTGTCCCACCATCACCCAGCGCCGCAGGTTCAGTTGCAGCTGCGCGTGGTCTTCAGCCTGGGCCAGGATATAGCGTCGTTCTGGAATAAAAACTTTATGGCCGCGGCCAGCCATGCCGCCGAAGTTATGAATCGCGGCATAGATCAGATTAGAACCCACGAGCGCGTGCGCGGGCGTGGCTTCTTTTTTGATCGAGTTTCTTAACATCCCGCTGGATTGCAGGATCTGCTTCCCTTGTAGGTGGCGTTGAAATCCCTTGGTGGCTGATTTTTTTTGGGTAAATTTCTGGCCGCCGTAGCCGGCGCCGCCGAGCAAGGTCGCCGCGGCCAGGGTTTTCCACCTGGTGGGCCGGCCCTGCTCTTCAAAATTTTTCATGATCGAATTGACCATGAGCTCGCCGGCACCTTCGTAAAAATGCTGCATGCGCTGCAGGCGCTTCTGGATCCCGGTCAGATTATCCAATTTAACGGTAGTAGTGACTTTCATCAGTATCCTTCGGGGTCGCGGAATTTCCTGTCTTCCGGCGTTTTGTTCGTGAACGTGACGCTGTCATTGTCCTCGGCCACGCTGCCGGCTGATGTTCCCAAGTCCATCAATTCTTTTGAAATATTTTTCAGCTTATCGACCGCCTGGTCGTAGGCTTTCTGAAAACTATCCGGGATCTTGATGCGGCGCTTGTGCAGCCGATACAGAGAGATGTCATCGCTGATCGCCGTCAATATTCCCGGAACTGGATCGAATGGCATTTGCTCCGAGTAACGCCTACGGAGATACGGATCCATTTCTTCCTGGGCATCCAACATGGCCTGGTTCAGAATGTCCACATTATAAACACCAGTAGAAGATTCATCTGTGAGCTGAATTAGCAGCTTCTCGCTTGATGCATTGATCAGGCTGGCAATCGTGCTATATAGCATTTGCTCCTTGCATTTTAAAAAAGGGGCGGGCGCATAGAAACCCGCCCCTCTTTACATCAATCCTTTCTCTCGCCCTTACGCGGGCACGCGGACGCGGATAAATTCGCCGGCAGCCGAGGCGGCATCCATTGCCATGCCGTTGACGGCAACCGGCAAGACGCCACCCGAGAGCACGGGCGCAGTCAGCAGGCCGGCCGCGGCGCTGATGATCGCGCCATCAGCGGCCGAGCTGGTGACGGGCGTGGCTCCGCTGTCGATCGTGAGTTTGGTGTCGTCGACGACCGGGGCGGCCGCGGCCAACGCGGCCACGGTCACGGCGCGGCCGGTGGAATCCGACGTCACCTTGTCGCCGGCGGTGATGATGCCGCCCGATTCGACCAGGGCGATGCCATGGGTGATGACCGGGATCTGCTCCCCGCTGGCGGTCGCCAGTTCGGACACGCCCCATGCGGGCAGATTGGCCCCGCAGTAATTCCCATCCAGGCCGATGAATCGATAGGCAGCGAGCGCGGCCGCGGCCAAGATAGAGTCCGTCAAAATGGGTTTGTAGGTTTTCACTTCTTCCCTCCTTTCTTGTCTTTGTCTTCCTTCTGGCCAGGGACTTTAGAGCCGCTTTTCTCGGCATCTTCCTTGGCCCCGCTTTTCTGGCTTTCGGAGCCCTCTTTCTGGCCCTTACCGTCGCCGGGATCCCCGGGCTTGCCGTTCTTCTTCTCTTCCTTGAACGGAACCACTTTTTTTTCGCGTTCAAGCCGCTCGGCTGCCTTCTTCAACAGCTCGATCGTGTCCCCGTTTTGGTAGAGTTCCTGGTCGTGGTTGATGGGGCCGTCGATCACGACGAACTTCTTGGTCTCGGACATGGTTCCCCCCGCTTACGCCAGCGCGTCGCTGATCAGGTAGCCGGCCGTGGCGCCCACCATCACCGGCTTGTGAATGTCGGTGTTGCGGACGTTGTCCACTTTGCCGCCCTGTGCGGTGTATACATCAGTCTGGGGATAGCCCTTTTTGAACAGGTCGTAGCCGTAGGAAGGCTCGAACTCGCTCTCGCTGCCCACGGCGACATAGGCCAGAACGACGAAGTCACTCCACACCTTCGACAGGACGCCGGCGTCGCTCGACTTAAGTGCATCACCGACGACAATGTTCGGGATCCCGAAGATTTCCTTCATTAGGTCGATGGTTAGCACGCCTTTCATCGAATACTTGATGCGTTCCATCAGAGTAGAGTGCTGCGCCAGGCAGTCATAAACCGCGCCGCCCATGAGCATGGTATTGGGTTTTATGCCGCACGATGCGGAAACCGCCGTCTTGGCAGTTTCGATCACGGTGATCGGGACCGAGCTGATATGGCTGAACTGGGTGGTGCCGCTCAGCGTGACCTTGTTGGCCGTGGCATAACTGCCGGCGGTGCAGGCAATGAGGGCGCAGGCGATTTCATGCCTCAACGCCATGGCGTCCTGAACGATCTTCAAACCGATCTTCTGCTCGTCGAACGTCGAGTCGGATTTTTCGCGG